TGTATAGTCACGTCAATTTCATAATTATATCAAATTTTATAGAACTGTCTATATAATAGTTTATAATAAAGTATAGTAATATTTATATATCTAAAGTGGCTTATATGTATAAAGGAAAAAAATACAAAAAGGGAAACACACCGCGTTTTGCTAAATCTATGAGAACAAAGGAAGAAATACTTGGAAAATATGATAAGATTGAATTCTTTATGAATTGCTATGTTAGTTTTAAGTTCTTTTGTGAGAAATTTCTTGGAGTAAGTGAGTTTGGAGGAATTCACGATTTTCAGGAAGACTGGTTTAATGCAGTTAATAAGTATGATAGGGTAGTTATAGAAGCTCCATCTGGATTTAGTAAGACTGAAATTATTGGAGTTATTTATCCAATATGGGTTATGTGGCATCATCCAAAAAAGACTATTTTACTTATTTCTAAAACAATTAATCAGGCAGAAGGAAACTTACTTAATAGAATAAAGGATTATATAGATGATAATGAATTTCTTAAAGAATTAATTCCAGAAGGAAATGATAAGACTTGGAATAAAAGAGAAATTAAGACAAAGAATGGAACTAATATAAAAAATGTTCCTTATAACATAAACATAAAGGGTTATCGTGCAGATTTAATTATTTGTGATGAAGCAGACTCTTATGAGGATATAAACATCTACTTCGACCATGTAGCATCTAGACCAAATCCAGGGGGAAAAATTTGTTTAATTAGTACGCCAGAGGGACCAACCAAACTAGTTCAGGAACTCAAAGCAAGAAAACCAAAAGGTTATAAATTTATTAAAACCATTGCTTTTAAAGATAAAGAAGGAAATCCCTGGCTTGATTCTGAAGGTAATCCAAAAGATAACCTTGAGGAATCAAACTCTATTTGGCCAGAAAGGTTTAGTACAGAAGAGTTACTGCTTAAAAGGGAAGAAATGGGAGAAAATGAGTTCCAGAAAAATTACCTTTGTAATATAATGACTGAAGCAAGTGATGCAATATTTTCACTTAAATCATGGATTAAGTGTTATGACGAAAGTATTAAAATGAATTTCACAGTAGTACCTCAGGCACAGTATTTTATTGGAGCAGACTTTGCTATAAGTAAAGGACCAAGGGCAGATTATGATGCTTATACAGTTATTGAAAAGTTAGGAGATTTTATAACTCTTAAATATCTTGAAATACATAAAGGAACAACAAGACCCCAAAAGGTTAATCGTCTTATTGAGCTATTTAACATTTTTCAAAGTCAGAGAACTACAAAAATAATTGCAGATGAATCAAATATGGGTTCTATGGTAATTACAGATTTAAAGAATGCAGGTATAACAGTAGTACCTCAGGCGTTCTATTCCATCGAGAGAAGAAAGTTGTTACAAACTCTTTCTAATGTAATAGAGGGTAGGGGGTTAATTATTCCAAGAGATAATAAAGATGAGTATACTATGAAGATGACAAATTTACTTCTTGAACAGCTACTTGGATTTGTTAGAAAAAAGAGTGATGTTACTTCTATAGAACAATTTCAATCTAGGGCAACACATGATGATATAGTTATGTCACTAGCAATGGCTGTTAAGGGTGCATCAAAGATGAGAGAAATGCCATGTATGGGTGTAAGTACTCATTAATTTAATTTAATATAGATATATTTAAAAACATTAAATAACTAATAATAATATGAAAATTTTTGAAAAAATTAGAAAATTTAAGCTATTTTCATTTAAAATGGATGAAAATGATAAAAATTCTTTAAAAAAATTCATTTCAAACCTATTTTTAGGTTTAATGGTTAATTTTTCATTACTTATTATATTTAACTCAACCTTTAACTACTATTCTTGGATAGGATATGGATTTTTGGTTCATTTAATAGAAAATAAATTACTCACTTGGATAAGAAGTGTAATATATAAGGCATAATGGGATTTTTATCACAACTACTTGGTTATAAAGAAGTGAACTTATCAAAAGAAAGTTCTTCTACTGGAAAGTCACTTTCAACATGTTATGGGACAAAGGAAAGTGGTAGAATAGATAGAGCAGTTCTTGAGGATGATTATAGATATGATTCTGTTAGTTTTAACATAATAAACAAACAGCTACAGATGATTATGCAGGCAGGATTTGAGATTACTACTAAAAGAGCAAGTAATCAAAAATTCTATGATGACTTTTTTGATAACATTGGTGACATTGGAGAAGAAACTACTAAAGAAGAACTAGTAGAATACATTTTACAAGATATGTTAATGTATGGTAATTCATTTGTTGAACTTATTTTCGAAAATGGGGATATTAATAAAAGAATAGTTGACTTAAAGACAATACCTGAAAAAAGTATGGATTACCTTAAAGATAGTTCTAAAAATATAATTTATGATTCTTTTGGAAAACCTCTTGGTTATTTAATGAAATTCCCAACAAAATATGATGTAGGTGGTCTTGGAGATAAGATTCCTAAAATGTATGATGGTGTAGCAGTTAAGGCATCAAATGAAATATTCTTTTTAAGAGAAAGAATAGCACATTTTAAATTACATACATATGGAGATAGAAGATATGGAATTGGATTGCTTGAACCGGCACATACTAGCACTTTCCGTAAATTGATGATTGAAGAAGCAAGAACAAATGAAATTTATACTCGTGGTGCAAATACAATAGTTGCATATGTTGGGGACCCAGAACACGAACCAACTAAAGAAAATCTAGATGATGTGTTATTTAATATAGCTAATTGGAAGCATGATAGATACTTTTCATTCCCTTATTGGGTTAAGTTAGATGACCAAAAAATAGAGCAAAATGATGCAGTTGATAAAACACTTGAATATTTAAGAATAAATCAAGCAGCAAGTGCTGGAATGCCAATGGCTTTTGCAACGGGGGCAGGAGAAGCTACAAATAGAGCAACATTAAATAATCAACAACAAATATTAGAATTGAGCTTACAACAGGTTGTTAATAAATTTAGTTCATCTTTTGATAAGTATATATTAAGAAGAATTAAGGAAAGCAATAAAATACAAGAAGTAGCTAAGATTAAATTTGGAAGTGTGATTGCAGAAGAAAAGGATAATAAGAGTAAAAGATTACATGAAGCAATACAAAATAAGAGTATTTGTCCAGAGGAAGCAAGAGAGTATATCTTAAAGGCAGAGGGGTTAGAAAGAGATGATAAAGCATATAAAAAGTTTACTTCTAGTGAAAACCAAAAAACAAATAATGTTCAAAAACAACAAGAAACTCCTTCTAATAAAGAAAAATCTATAAAAGAGTAGAATTATTTTAGATATTTATAGAAACATTTAAATAGATAATTTAATTTGTTACTATATGAAAGTAGTTCAAACTCAAATTCTTAATTTATCTAATAATGCTTCATCAGTTTCAAGAGAACAAATTAATATACCATACATCTTAAAAGACAAGATTTTACTTAGTCCAGGTGAATGGAATGGCTTACTTTTTAAAAAAGAGCAAATAGAACTAGCATTTAAGAATACTGATTGGACAAATAAAGAGAATTTTGCCTTAATTTACGACCATGACCCAAGAGCAAGTAACTGGCTTGGAAATGTAATAAATATACATCTTTCAGAAGATGGTGCAGTTGTAGGAGATTTGGAATTATTTGACGAAGACTTAATTAACAAATTAGTACTTGGAAAGGCAAAACTTGGAATATCTGCCAGAGTTCTTGGGTCTGAAAATGATTTTGGAGAATTTGAAAATTTCACATTTAATAACTTTTCTGTTGTGTATGACCCAGCTTGTAAAAATGCTTATATTAATCTTTCAAAAGATAAACAATTAGAAAAGTTAGATGGAATCTTTTTTGAATTAAAAGAAATTATTAAAGAATTAAGTGGAGAAAGTACATCAGAAGTTACATCTGGAGCAGAAATAGAAAATGCTTGTACAGGACAAAAAATTAAATATGGAAAGAAAAAATTAGAAGACGATGAAGAAGACGAAGAAATAACAGAATTGGATAAATCACAATCACTTAGTGAAAAATTAGATATTATTGAAAGGGGGTCAAATATGATAGAACAAAATATGGCAGAAAACGAAAACGTTATTATAGAAGAGAGTAAGAATCTTGAAACTGAAAAAAACATTTCAGCAGAGTTAAGTGATAAATTAGATAAAATTCTTTTATCAATTAATGAATTAACAAAATCTATAACCGAACTTAATTCAAAAGAAGTAAAGTTAGAAGAGGAAGTTAAAGAAGTTGAAGAAGTAAAAGTAGAGGAAACTAAAGAGGAATCTGAAGAATTATCTCAACTTAGAAAAGAAGTTCAAGAATTAAAAGCTAGCTCAAAAGTAGCTTTATCTGAACCAAAAGTAGCAGAACTTGCTAAACCAAGAAGCTCACTTTTAGGAACACCACTTACCCCTGCCGAAAACAAGTTAAGAGAGGTTCTTTTAAAGAACGCTAATCAAACAAACTAAAAATGGAAAACGAATATAGAGAATTATCTAGTGAGTCAACATCAACAATCACAAGAGGTGCATCAGTATCAAACGCTTATACAAATCAACCGATTATGTATGGGGCAGAAATTATAGATGCAGCTAAGAATAGATTATTCTTCTTACAAGCAGTTAATATAGTTATGTTACCTCAGGGTCACAAGGACTATGTTGAGTACAAGAGAACAGCATATTTAGGTAGTACTGGTATTACATTCGATTCTGGTGAAAAAGCTGGAACTGAAATTACAAATACTTTACTTAACAATCAAACAGGTGTCGTAATTACCCCTGCATTCTATTCAGCTAAGATACACTTAGAGGATTATGCAATCAGAGTTAATGTACACGGTTTATTGGAATTTGCTAAAGAAGAATTGATTTATGGAACAATGGATAAGGTTGACCAATATGTCGCTACAACTTTAGGAGATGCAACAGTTGCTACTAGTACAGCAGCAGGTGCAACATTACTTTTCGGTGGAGACGCTACCTCAGATAGCAAATTAGCAGCAGGTGATATTTTAACACCAGAGAAAATCTCTGATGGTATAAGATACTTAGAAGGAACAGACGTATATTATTGGAATAGCACTACTTTTACAAAAGTAGCAGCAGCAACAGCAACTAAAAATGGTTGGGTTGGATATGAGAAAGTCTTGTTTATAGCACCAGCTCAGAAAAACGCTTTACAGAAGGATTCACAGTTCACAAATGCAGCAGAGTATGGAAACAACGAAGTTGTAATGAATGGTGAAATTGGTAAATATCTTGATGTTAAAGTTATTGTTACAAACAATGTTGAAAAGGCTAACTCAGCAGCAACAGGACCAGATGGAACAACAGCTTCAGCAAATATGACAAGATGTATACTTTGTGTACCTAAGAAAGCATTTACATTTGTATGGGGAATAGAACCACAGATTAAAGTTACTCCAATGCCTTGGCAAGCAGCTCAAGCTGTAACGCTAGAAATGGCATTTGAAGGTAAAGCAATTCATGAAGACTCAATAGTCTTTTTGGATGTGTCAGACGACTAAAATTATTAATTTATTATTTAATTTTTTTTAAAAAAAACAAAAGAAAAAAGAAAAACATCATACGAGTTATCGAAAGATTGGCTCGCCTCATAGAGGGGGGTGTATGGTAATTAAACTTTGGAGCTAAAAAAATATGGGAAAATACGGAATATCTAAAGGATATGGATACTTCCAAAATATGCAAGCAGGATTGGCAACAATTATAACTGATAGTAATGGTGATGACACAACAGCTATTACATTTACTAGAAAGTTTAAGAATACGCCAGTTGTTATAGCAACAGCACAGACAAGTGATGATACAATTACTTTAGTAGCATCAAATGTTTCTAATACAGGATTTACATTAGAAGCAGATGGTTCACAGTGTACAGCTAAGACAGTATATATTGGTTGGATGGCTATTGATGACACTAGACCAAGTCAAATTTAAATTGGAGGAAAACTAATGGAAAAGTACGAACTTAAAATTAAGTACAAAGAATTAGTTAAGCAAGGAAGAGATAAAGAAGCTCAATCCGTGCTTAATTTAGTTAGAAATTTCAATAAAATAGATTCCTTAGAAGTGAAAACTTTTAAAGAAAATGTTGAAGTAGAAGTTTCTAAAAAAAAAAATCAAAACGAAATAATTGAATTTAATACATTGGATGATTTAATTAAAATAGATGGAATTGGTCCTAAAAATATTAAAGACATTAAAAGAATAGTAAAGACAATAGATGAGTTAAAAGAACTTATCAAAAAAGATTTACTCCCTTTAAGGGATGACATCGTAATTAAATTAAAGGAAAGTTTAAAGTTATAAATGGTAGCTACAGAAACAACATCAAATATAAGTGTTTTTTGGATGAGAACTCATGGTTCAATACAAGAAGTACTTGATGACTTATCAGCACAGAGTATGTTTGCACAAAACATAGTTTACTGGTATGATGATGGTACAGACGCTAAAGCAGTTGCTTGTAAATTTAGATAAGTTTTCTTATTTTTAAATTTTATTTATTTAACTTAGCGGTAGTTATCAAATAAGTTAATAAACTTTATAAAGTCTTTTGACTATATTATTCTATGGGATATTGCACAATAGATGATGTGAGAAGTATATCAAAATTAACAATTTCTGATATATCAGACGAAGACTTACAAGAATTAATAGAACAATCAACATTAGAAATAACTAAAAAGATAAATGTTGAAGTAAATAGAGAAAAAATTGAATATCTTGATGATACTAGGCAAAATAAATTAGATGGTTCTAATACAACTTATTATGTTAAAAATTGGAAAGGAAAATATTTAGCAGATAGAAATTATGATGGAAATGTATCTACATCAGATGTTATAGTTCATATGGTTGCTACAGATGGTACAGAATCCACAATAATACCTTCATCAATAACACATAACGAAGGAAAATTTAATTTATCAACCACTTATGATTCTTCTTATAGACCATTTGTATCTTATGCTTGGTCACAT